GAAAAAATATGGATATGGATAGACTGCTGAAATCCGTAAAACAGCACGAAGGGTACAGAAACAAGGTGTACCTCGATAGTTTGGGCAAAAGGACCGTCGGGGTGGGACATCTCTGCGTGGAGGACTTCTGGGAGGATGATAAGGAATATGAGGAGAAATTCCTCCTAACCATCCTTGAACACGATTTAAAAAGCGCCATAAAGAGCGCTGAGAGCCTTTTAAAGGACTGCCCGGACCTAAAGGACCTGGCAAAAGAAACCATCGTGGAGATGGTGTTTCAATTGGGAAAAACGGGTGTCTCGAAGTTTAGGAACATGTGGAAGGCGCTCAAGCACTATCCGCCCAACTATGAGCAGGCATCGATCGAGATGCTGGACTCCAGGTGGGCATCCCAGACGCCGGGACGGGCCAAGGAGATGAGCGAGCACATGAGGAGCCTGGCATGAAGAGAAAGGAACTGATGGACCACATGTTTACCTTAATGGAAGAGGTCAAGGAGCTTGTCACAAGACTGGAGCCCCGTGACACCGGGCACATTCACACGACGATCAATGTGCTCAATGACCGCGTCGAGGAGATCAAGCACCGTTTGACAAAGTCGGATGATGATATTGAGAAATACTTTAACATGAAACGGGAGAATCCCTTTAACGAAGGAACGGACTGATGATGATTATAGGTATTATTCAAATTGTGCTTTTGGCGGGCATTGCCTTCATGGTATTCATTATTGGGCATAACATTGACAAGCGTATAGAAAAAATAGAAAAAAAGGAGGAGTAATGGACCCAGTTGTAACGGTCTTTATTGTGCTTTGGCTCGTGGGTGCCTTGTCGGGATGAGCAAGTGCAGTTGCGGGCGGTCACCAACAGGGCTGTGCGTTGGATGGCACGCCTTGAAAAAAGAGGACTACGAGCAGAGGAAAAAGAAGTATGACGAATTGCCGGAAGAAGAGAAAAGGACTGCCTTTCATGTGAGGGCCATAGACGGGATAGGGGAATGAAGACTAAGGAAGTTATTAAGATTTTGGAGGAGAATAAGATCACCAACGTGGGAAAAAACAAGCCGTACGGCGATTTCCGTGATGATATTGTCGAAGAGGATTGGTGGGAACGGCACAAGAGATATATTGAGCACCGCAAGGAGTTTCCCTACTATCCGGAGAAAAATAAGAAATGAAACCGAAAGTCATTCATACAAAAACATTTTACTGTGATGGCTCTGAGGAGGACTATGACCAACATCCAAGGGTACATTACACATTTGATAATAAAGTGGATAGCACAGATAAAACTGATAAGGGATATGTGGTATGTGAATATTGTTATGCCGAATTTGTTTATAAAGAAAAAGATTTTTATGACAAAGCGCAAGAAGAAAAGGAGCTACTTAATATGTCAATGAAAGAATCCAAAAAACAAAAGGAAGAAAGAACCTATTCCGAAGAGATGCAGGATAAGATTGAACCCATTGACAATTATGTAAATAAAATTTTAAAAGGTAGTGGATAATGAAGGATGAAATTATCAAACAACTCAAGACCGTCTATGATCCGGAGATTACATCCATTAACATCTTTGACCTGGGCCTCGTCTATGACATTGACATCAAGGACAAGGATGTCACCATCACCCATACATTAACGTCGATGTTCTGTCCGATGGCCGATGCCATCAGTGCGGGTATTAAGAGCGCTGTTGAAAAAGTAGATGGAATTGGAAATGTGAAAGTCAAGCTGACGCATACACCTCCCTTCACAAAGGAAATGATGAGCGATGAAGCTAGATTTTCATTAGGTCTATGAAATATCTCATTCTAGCCTTATTCTTGATTCTTGTTTCCTACATGGTAACCATATCCTACATGCAGATTAATCATTTCAACCATTTCAATCATTTTCCTGTCCCATAAATAAAAGAGCTTGATCCCATGTCCGTTTTAGGTATATAACGGAAAGTTCACCCAAAATCACAAAACAAGGAGATTATAATGACCGAAAGGGATATGGAAAAAATGCTTTACTATCTGGCAGACAGGGTAGAACAACTAGAAAAAGAACGCTGTAAATGTAACGACGGCAATGACGCAAAAACATTAGAAGACTTGGCTAAGAAGCCGAAGGCCCAATATCCCGAGAATCTTTATAAGACGAATTACGACGAGGACGAGGAATGCATTACCTGCTCGGCCTAATAGAAAGATATAGCGGTCAGCTTAATGCGTGGGCGTGGCGAAAACGATGGGGAAAAAGATAATTACGTTCGTCTAATCTTCATTCCTAATCGAATACGACGTCTATTTCTTCGCTTTGTGGAGCCTACTTTTCGTCGGCCCTTGTGTTTTTTTCTCTTGAGGTCTGCTCGGCTCATCTATTTTTAGCTGTTTAAATATTTCATGCATGGTATGTTCATACGTATCATTGCGCGGTTTAAAATCATCCTGTATCAGTTTATGAAGAATAACATATAAGATTGTTCTAGGATGGTCCATGTCCATTCCCACTGATCCCATTCGTAACTTGTCATCATCCCCCTTGTTGAGGTAGAGGAGTTCGTCGGTGTATTCCCTTATTCTTCGGGAAACGTGCTCGCCCATCTCTCTCATAGCGTCCTTGAAGTTTCTCTTTTGCATATTCCTCGTCTATTTGTACAAGGCCGCGCCAATAGTCGCGCTCCTTGAGGGTTAAATCATTCCAGTGGTACTTCTTGAAATCAATGTCATACTTGTACCGGTAGTTTCTTGCTTTCTTATCATATTTTGTTCTTTCTGGATAACCATCAAACATCTACCCCTTTGACCGGCTCTTTTGTGCTGAAGTGCACGTTGAATGACATTGATCGCCGTTCCCCTTCACAACGAAAGGGATAGACCTGATGCGCCAGCCAACTCGGGAATAGATAAAAGTCCCCAACTTCTGGTTTTGCAATATAACTGTGGCGTGCGAAATGATTGGGAATGGAACCTAGAAATTCCAAGCATCCGGCGGTGGCGTGATGGTCCTCTTTCTTGTATTCTTCGTCAAAACCGGAAGGAATCTTTAAAAATGCAACACCCGATAAATTGGCATCATGAATGTGGACGGGATTGAAGTCGCCTGCATACTGGCTGACAACCCACACGCGAAAACTGACTTTTGCGTCCGTTGTCCATTCCGGCAGTACTTTTGTTAAGTACTGGTCGGACATTGTCACTAGAAATTCGGGAAAACCTTTTATTTTGTTATGATCAATGGCAATTTCTTTTTTGACATTGCCTGCCAGGTTATGGCTCCAATCATATTTTTTGCTTAATTTTTCATCATGCAGAATCTTATCCGCTTCGGCATTAAGTAGATTAACATATCCCTGCGGCATCTTGACCTTCAGAATACTGGGGCCAAAGGGCTGGTAAATATCATAGCTTATATCTTGATTAGCCATCAAATCTCTCCGGGTCAACATCCATGTCGCTTCGTATTCGCGATATTTCTTCTGGGTGGGAATCCCATAAATCTTTACCCTCTTTCACTAATGCTTTCCATTCGAAGGCATTAAAAATTTTTTCTGATCCGTCTGTATAATACACACGGACATATTCTTCATTATCTCTTGTGAACTTTCTTACTGCACTAACTATTTTTACCATCTTTTGGAGGGCTTTGTGGTTTGAAATGCGTTTCACGGAGAGAATTAATAACTTCCCGCAATCCGTGTTTCTTGATTATAATATTCTTTAACTCCTCGATATGATCGGCGTGATCATGGTCCTTGCTTGTAATATAAGTTGGATTATTTACTAGCAGTATTTCCTTGGCTTCCAGTTCCGAAAGCTCTCCTGCCATTTTATTTATAACGGCGACATAGAGGGCTTGTCTAATGTTGATCTGGCTTTGCTCTGGCACGTTTCTTCCTTTTTTTAGATGATTTCTTTTTATTTGTTGTTTTAGTGTCATCCCCATTCGTTAGTTTAAGCTTGTCGGGATGAGCGTCATATTCCTTGTCAATAAGATAGCGAACAAATGCGCCCATTGACATGTATTTTTC